GTATTTTCACTAATTTTCATATAGGTGCTACCATAACTGTTAATATAATAAAAGCTATGACTAATGCACCTGTAAAATAATAGTTCATATTAGTACACTCCATATTATTCACTTCTTTTTATTAATAAATTCATAAAATCAGTTTCTAACTTTTTTATCTTCTGTTCTAGTTGTTTAATTTTATCGTTGGTAACAATAGTATTGCCATTATTTGTTTCTAATTTTAATAATAAATGGCTTTGATTTTCTTGTATTCTAGCTATATAGCCAATTTGATTTTTTAAATGAGTATCATTAATAATAACTATCTCTGCTTTATTTTTATTAATAGTTTCAGTTAAAGATACAATGTATCTAACACCAGTAAATGTTCCAACTACAAGAGAAGCAATTACAGGTATCATTACTATATTTTTCTTTAATAAATCTATTATGTTCATTCATTACCTTATTTTAAAGTAACAATATATAACAAAAATTAGTTAATTTTAAGTTTTTTTTTCTTCAATTTCGTAAAAGAAATTATCAGTATCTTCTGTTTTCCATTTACCACTATCCTCTACATTCCATTCATTTGTTTGTACTTTCCAGTCTGGAATATTGTTTTTAACAGTAAATGAAGGTAAATCCCATATACATCTATTATTAGGTTGTGCTGCATAATTGCCATCATCTAATGCTATGATGTGTGCGCACTTATGTTCTTGTGGTATTTCAGAATGATCAGTATCTAACATATTAGCATCTGGATGTGCCCAATCAACAGTAAATAAATAACGACCGTGATGTTTCTTTTTATCTTTACCAAAGTAATATCCTGAAGCTGAACTTAGAATAGCATAGTGAGTAACAGTAGGATAGTAACTAAAACAATTCCAAAGCTCCAATTCATCAAGTCGTCTTGTGGGAACACTTTTGGGTTCAAATCCCGTTTGAATAAATGCGCTAATAGGTAAGCGATAAAATATTGCACCATTACCCATAATAGCATGAAATAATATAGCACGGCCGCCCATGCTAGTAATACCAAAGATAATACAGTCTTCAACTTCTCCATGATGTTTTTTACAATCATATAAATATTCCCTTCTTATTTGTGCGTATGTTGTAGGTATGTTTGCATTAAGATATGCCATTTAACATTTCCATCTTCTTCTAGCTTGTCTTATTCTAGAGTTAGGATTATTTCTTGTTTTAGCAGAGCTTCTTTTTAATTGTCCTAATGATCTTGCACAATAACTTTTTCTACGTTTTGCAGCCTTCGATCCTTTTTTAACTTTACCTGTAACTGCTGTTTTTAATTTAGAACCTGGGTTAGCTCGTCTATAAGCTTTAACACCTTTAGAAGTCATTCCCGCTCCCGACTTAGTTGATCTAAAGTTTCCAGATTTTACTGAAGTCTTTATAGCTTTTTCTTTTCTTCTTCTAGGTCTGATTCTAGTTCTTGCCATTATTAAAATCCAAAGTCGGTATTATAACCGCCACCTTCACCCATACCAGCTCCTGGTGCACTAGGTCCTGAGTTATTATTGTTATTATTATCATAAGAATCATTATGAATATTAAAACCTCCTTGACCTGCTGTAGGAATATCATAAGTCATCATATCTATTGTTTTAATATCTCCTTGAGTATCTTGATTAGTTACATTTTCTATTCTTTGTATTTCATCTCTTTTTGCTTTTTGAGAAGCAGCTATTCCTTGTAAAATACCAAAAGGAATTGATACTGCTGGTGGTAAAGCTGCTCCTAAAACCATTCTGTTAGCAGCATTATCTATACCAAACTTATTCTCAACATAACCATTAAATTCGTTAACACTATTTCTTATACTTTCTCCAAAATCTTTTACAGTATCTCCAACTTTATCAAAGCTCCATTCAAATTTATCTTTTATTTTTATATCTTCAATTGATTCATATTCATCATCAAATTCTTTTTTAGGAATAATAGCAGGTGGATCTCTTTGATCATTCAATCTAGATAAAAAACATACACCATTAACGGACATTCTTCCATCAGCACATACATATTCTTCCATACTATCTACCTTGTCCTTTATATCTATTTTGAGCTTTTTGTATTTTCTCAGATTTATTTTGAGATTTCTTGTGAACGCCTGGTCTTTTTTTAGGCTGGTCTCTTGGCACGAAGTGTGTAAACTTCTGCTTGGCCATTAGTCTTTATTTTTTTTTTTAAATGGAAGTACGTTTTCTTTACCAAGAAGAATTTTTTTAATACTAAAAGGTTTTCCTTTTTCTGCTCTAATAAGACCAGTTGATTTTTTACCACTTCCTGCTAATACTGAATCTAAAGTAGTTTTTTTATCAGCTACTTCGATTGTTTCACCTTCATCATTAAAAGTTTTTTCAGCTTTAGTTGCTACAAAATCATTATCATTATCTTCATCTTTAACTTTTCGATCTTTTGACATTTTTCTTTTTCCTTTTTTTTCTTAACATAGCAAAGTCTACACTTGTTAACTTGCCATCTTTATTTTTATCTAGTTTTTTTCTTTTGCCTTTTAACATTCTTCTTAACCTTTCGTTTTTTCGGTGCTGACATTCTAGAGTTTTGTAATCTACCTTCTCCTGAACCTGCGCCAGCAGTCATCTTCATTATTAATCTTTAGCTGTGTTTTTTATTATTTCTATATCTTTATCAGATACAGGAGTAAGTTTAACACCTTTTAATTTTTTAATTGTAGCTTGATTACTTTTAGCATAAGAGTTAGAACCTGATTCAGATGAATCACCTTTAATTACATCTATATCTTTATCAGATGTTGGATATAAATCTTTACCCATGATTAACCTCTTTTAATCTTTTTTATAAAAGCCATGTTGTCACCATGAAAATCAGAATTGCCTTTAGTCTTATCTTGAATAGTGTTTGCAGCAGATGGATCTTGATGCGGTGGATGAGCTTGTGGCCCAAAACCTGCAGCAGCTCCACTTGAATTGTATTGAACAGGTGTCTTAGTTGTCATTTGTGTTTTAGTCATTAATATATTCCTCCGATTGATATTTTTCCTATGATATTATCCATTTCATTTTCTCGTCTTGTTTGTTCTTTTACTACTTCATCACCAGGATCTTGCATAGCTTTTTTAATCATAGCAGCTGGCTCGATAGCAGAGGGGAACTTTTCATAAAATCTTGCATTAGATTTTTTAACATCTTCAACTGAATAGTTTTTAGTATTATGATTACTAATCGCTTGTCTTGTAAATGGGTTACTCATTTTTTAAATCCTCTGTTGTGCTTAATTTTTTATTTAATATACTCTGAAAACATGATTGTGTAAAGGTCGGAAGTAACATTTCGCTGATAGGTGATTTATTATGAGTACAAGACCATGAAATACAAGGAATTCCCTTCTCGTCCCAGGCTAATAAAGCATATCCTTTTAGATCCATCTTTTCCATAATCTGGAGACATGCATCATTTAAACCTAACATAACGTCATCATCTTGCTTTTGTTCTACTTCTTTAGAAGTAGGGGGCCTTTCTTTAAAAGGTCTATATCTATCAAGAGTAATAATGTTTGTCTTTTTTTGCATATTTTGTTTGTTCATAATCTTCATCGTCAGGATCATCAGGGTGTGTTACTAAGAAGCCATCACGAATACGCATTAAAGCTTGAACACAAGTATCGTGTATGTCATCATGCTTTCCATAAGGAAAAGAACCTGATTCATCTAATACACTTTTAGTCCAATCTTCATCCATTGTAAAGACTAACCCGCCCTCAAACATTGGAGCTATTGCGTGAGTTCTTGAAACTTTATCTCTATCTGGATTAAATGTAACTACAGGAACTCCTGATCTTCTCATATCTTGTATAAGAGATTGACCAGAGGCACGTTGCTCTATAAGTACTTGATCTGGTTTCCATTCATCATAACTCTCTTGTGCTCTCTTTCTTAAATCAGGATACTCTAGTCTTTCTTTCCATGCGTCTAATAATATAGCAGCCGCATAAGGTACGTTATTTTCATCACGAGCATTAAATACTCCCCAAGTAGTGCAAGCAGAAAAGTCAGCAGAACTTTTTGTAGAGAACGCAGTATCATAAGATTGAAGTACATAAGATAACGAAGGTATTTTTTCTTCTTCATAAATATTCCACCATTCTCTTTTGATAATGGATCCTTCATCATTACTTGGCTGTTGTTGGTAAAGAGCTTGCCATACACGTTGTCCGACTGTATCTTTAATTTTTTCTAAATCTTCTTTCGAATAAGCTTCTGGCCATAATGCATTACCTTTATTATCTATCGCAGGTAAATCTAAAACTTTCCAATCTTCGTTACTCTCTGCTAATATGTGTCCTGCTAAATCATCTTGATGCCAACGAGTTTGAATAATTATAATTTTTCCACCAGGTTGAAGTCTAGTGTAAGCAACTGACTTATACCATTCTACTAGATTACGTCTTTGTGTTTCTGACTCTGCGTCCTCTCTACCTTTTATAGGATCATCAATAATTAATAAGTGCGCACCTCTACCAGTAATAGCACCTCCTGCACCTACTGCAGAATAAGTTCCACCTTGCATAGTATGAAATCGTTTAGCTGAACTTGAATCAGCACGTAGACCTACTTGAGGAAATACACTATTAAAATCTGGAGAAGCTATCTGGTTACGAACTTTACGACCAAAGTCATCTGCTAGTTCTTGAGCATAAGTAGATTGAATTACAAACTCTTTAGGATTATTTCCTAGATACCATGCTGGAAAGAACTCGCTACATAACATAGACTTTCCATGCCTTGGTGGCATAAACACTGCTAATCTATTTATCTCTCCTTTTTCTAGAGCTTCTAAATTTTTTGCAATCAATTGTATATGTGCGGGATCCTTGTATCCAGGATATACATGCTTTGCATAATCTAATAAACTATCTCTCGATTTAGAAGTTGATAGTATCTTAGTTAAATGTTCAATGACTTCTGAAGCTCTTGGATCTTTAGTCTTTTTGTATATCTGAATAGCTGACTTTAACTTTTCCTTGATCTGGGATTTTTGCATTTTGTTTTCCGGCTCCTATAGCTCCAGCTTTTTGATACTCTAAAAATTTTTCTTCTAGTTTAATAAATGGTTTAATCTCTTTTTTAGTAATTTTTTTCCAATGTAAAGAAGATTGTCCAATTTTATCCATGAACCAAGATAGCTTACTTGCATCTGCAAATCTAGCATTTACCATTTTTTGATGATGAAGATCACCTTCTTGATCAGGGTTTCCTTCTTTATAAATTCTTTCTTTAAAGACTTCATCATTATTGTTACCAGTAATATCTGCTCTATCGTGAAAAACTTTTATATCAACTTCTTGCATTATATCTAACATGTAAGCAATCTCAGAGACCCATGCATCATTTTGACCGTGGAGACTTATGTGATCTAAACATCTAAACCAATCGTAGGGTATAATAGGAAAGATACTATACGGATGTCCTGTTTGTTCTTTTACTTTAAGAAGCTTGAATTGTCCATCAAACTTATTGATTTCTAAATCCCAGTTTTTAGTTTCCATAATAGCATCGTCATTAAAAAACATTATCCAGTTACCTTGAGCATAGGCTCCTAGAGCATTATTATATAAATGCAAATTCTCATAACCTTGTCTTTTAAACTTAATTACTGATCTAATTGGATGTTTATCTTCTTTTAAAAAATCTATACTTTCTTGATCGTCATCATCTACTCCATAAAGTAGTTGAATTTTACTTGGATCAGAAGCATTATCTAATAATGATTCTCTACATTTTTTAAGTAAAGATATCCTTTTTCTTGTAGGAAGCAAAATAGAAACAGACATGTCTTGTTTTATTTCGTTTTAGATACTATAGAAACAAAAAAGTTTGCCCACCATCACCCCTATTCAGGTAAGTCTCCCTACATTGAATATCGCCTAAGTCTTTTATATAAGTTTATATAAAAAAAATTTTTTTTTTTACACAAAAAATTTATATACATTTAAGCCATTCATCACTCTTTCTCTATCTTTCTCTACTAAAGAGTAAATTTTCTTTTTAAACTTAATACGATTAAAATTAATTAAACTTAATACGTTTTTAAAACGCTAATTATTAAAGAGTAAAGAAAATTTTAAGAATAGAATAGATATAAAAAAAGCGTCTATAAATTAATATAGACGCTTTAATTCTTTTAATTAGTATTAAAGAGAATTTACTAAATTTCTAAAGTATTTATTATTCTCTATAATTTCGTTAGATACTTTATTTTCTTTAATAAAAGTATCGTTAGAATTTAATAAATCTAAGTATAAATTTTTCTTAGATTTATCTAGATAAGAATTAATATCTACTAATAGATTTACTTTTTTAAATCTATTATTTTTAGTAGTATCGTATTCGATATCTATTTTTCTATAACTATTATTAAAAGCTATTTCTATATTAGTAGATAATTTAGCTTTTTCGTAAATATTAAACGATTTAGTATTATTTCGTTTAGTATTAACTAATCTAAATAGAATTCTCTTTTTAGAAAATTCTCTAAGACTAAGAGAGATTTTATTCTCTACGATACTTTTATTATTAGTTAGATTTTTCATTTTATTTCTTACTTTCTATTTTCTTTTAAAAACTCTTTTAATTATTAAAAGATATAATTTTTAAAAGATAATTAAAATTTACTAAATTTTTTAATAAAAGTAAAATAAATAATAGTATTATTCTAGTATAAGTAGAAACTATTTTGTTCTCGTTTCGTTCTCTCTTTATTCTTATTATTCTAGTTATACTAGAAATTCATATTAGTTAATAAATAGCTAATATAAATAATAGAGTTAATAAAATTAATAATAAATCTTTAAAGTATAAAATCATAATTAGTCTTTCTTTTTAATTAGTTAATAAAATTAATTAATATAATTTTATAATCATAGTTATACTTTTTTATTTCTATTTTTTAATTTTAGCGTAATGCT